AAGAGATTAAACGTGAGATTCGTCAAAATACTGGTGGTAATCAGTATTTGAGAGAAGATCTTCGTGAAGATCTTGATGCTCGTCTTCAACGGAAGTATGAGATTGAAGAGAGACAACGCGAAATGAGAACCCATGGAAATCCGGAAAAACAGAAACATGAGATGGAATTCTTGCGAGAAGAATGGAGAAAAGCGAAGGATAATATTGATGATTGGTATTCTGCTAACCCGAATTATAAAGGTGTTACGTTTACTAAGGTCTCCGCTGTAAATAGGAATGAGTCGAAAATTCCTCCTCCAAAACCCCCTGTTTCGTTTGCGACGCGTGTTTGCCCTAAATGTCAATCTACTTTTGATACAAAATTTAAATTTTGTTCTAAAAATTGTCATTATGCAGCAAAGAAGGACCAAAAAGTCCCAGTTGCGCCTCGTGATCCGAAATCCCCTCCCCCTAAATTACCAGATGTCCCGCGTAAATCGATCCTTAAAAATCAGTCGAACTCTAAGTATGTTCCTGTTAAAGGTCATTCGGTTTACCACGAGTCTGTTCATTCAATTTATTCAAAAACCTTAAATCCTGAAGCTGATTATTATTGTGGCTTGGTTGTTAAGATTGAATTTCAATCTCAGAAGTATGTTGCGATTACTTCTCATCAACTTAAGGATGATACTTATGTTATTGATGTTAATAAAAAACAGGTCAATCTTAAGAATCTTGGATTTTCTCCCCTACCTGGGGTTGAGAAAACCAAGATTCTTGTTTGTCCTGCATCAAAAGTTCAGCTTTCCGGAAAGTGTTTGCTTTCTGGTCAAATAGCTGAAGGTTTTAATGTGTGTGAATTTATCACTCGACATCCCACCTCTCATGAAGATATGATGTGTGCAACTGATGTCGAGTTTGATGTTACTCGGAAGGAACTTAACCATTCTGCTACTACTCAGAACTACTCCTGTGGTTCTCCTTTGATTTGTAATGGAAAAGTTCTTGGATTGCATAATTCTACCCGTGGACCTAATCGTCATGGTGGGAATAATGTGGTTCTCCCCCTTTTTTAGAGGGGGTGGGACCCTCTGGTAATCCCCCTAAAAAATGGGGGTCCTATCCTGTTCTAAGAACAGGAGACGATCGTCGAAACTTTATTAATTTGAAGTTTCAAGGTACTTTACCGGTCAGAACTCGAATGTCTGATTCAACTATAGATCGGAAGCGAGACCTATCAAGGTTTTCCCGACATGGTTCCTCTTTTTTGAGTGAGCTAATTGGGTTGGCTGGCGACAATTTTTATGTTGTTGTTCCAACTCGTGACATGGTTGAGAAGGTTATGAGAAAATGGGAAGATCGTCCCCCTCATGACTTGAGTAAAGTGCGATGGTTGGACCATGCACTCCTTTTCTTGAAAGCGCAGTATGGACATCTTTTTAAAGATGCTATTGCCTCAGATGAAGAGGTTTTTTATTGGATAGATATGTCTAAGTCCGGTGGATATCCGGCCACATATTTTCTTTTGCGAACAAAGAGGGATGTTTTTTCTGATTCTGGGTTTGTAGAGTTTTTCGAGAACTTCGATTACGTTAGACCAGGTATTTGGTCAATCTCACCCAAGAAGGAAATTCTTCCACTTGCTACTATTGATGAGGGCAAGTGTCGTCTTTTTTGTATCCCTGATACTATCCTAGTTTTTAACCAGTTGAAGTTTGGTAAGAAAGCTTCAATTCGAATGAAAAACTATAAATGGAGTGCGTATGGATTTAATCCTTATGGTGGAGGTTGTGATAGGTTGGCACAGAAGTTGTTATCAAAACCTATACGATTCTACTATGATGTGTCCGGTTGGGATAAGTTTCTCCCCATTCTTGATTCAATTTACCTTATTATAAGAGGTGAGATGGATTTTGAGGATGATGAGTTGAGAAAACGTTTCGACTGGACAATGATTAACACGGTGGTTATGCACTGCAAAATGTATGATGGTACTGTTTATATAAAAGATTACGGAAATGGATCCGGATCTGGTACCACAACTAGAGATAATATTTTAGCACATATAGTAATAATATCAGTAATTTTAGTTACTGCATTTTATGAAAAATATGGAAAATTACCTACGTCCGCATATTTAGACTCCCAGATAATTAATTTGTTTGGTGATGATTCTATTTGTGCTGTTGATGAGGAATTTGATTATGTTCTAAAACCAAATTTCGTTGCTGATATTTTTGCACTGTTTGGGATGACTTTGAAATATTTTCATGGTGGATGGGACTATCCCTTGAAAGATATGGAATTTTTAGGATTCTCTTTCTTTCATACGTGTGATGGTTATCTTCCTTTATATAATGAAGTTCGTCTTGCTACTGGGTTAATCTATGATGGGGTTAATTCTAATACAAGAGAAGCATTTGTGTCCAAAGCTTTTGCTATCTCTTATATGTCCTATCCTTGCAGCCATCATAAATTCTTCTTGGGTTTTGCCCGAGAAGTTGCAAGGTTTGTACTTGGTTGTCATGACCTTAATGAAACAGAGCGTGTTATGTGTTCAATGTTAATAAGTTGGACTGACTCAGACGTGCTCTCATCCTTAATGGGATTGGAAAGTTCTGATCCCCGTTTTTTAGAATGTTTTTACCGGGGACTGGAGGTGGAAGGAACAAAAGAACTCTTTCCACAATGGCAACAGTTACAATAAAACAAAACAAACAAACAAAAGCTCCCCGCCGGAGGCGAGTTAGACGCAAGGCGAAGAAAGGAACAAATCGGAAGATTCCTCGACCATCACGCACTCAAAATGCTCCATTGGCTTCGAATACCATTTATCGAGCGACTAAACCTCGGATTACCATGTCTGAAGGAGGTTGTCGCATACGTCACCGTGAGCTT